GCGCGTACATATATACTGCATGTATTTCATATTATCTCTTAATGAATCCGTGAGAGTGGATTGCGCGCTAATCACACCAAGGCGTTCCCCAAATTCCCTATTTAGGGAAGGAGTAGGTTTGACTCCATAAAAAGAGATATGCATATGTTAATAGATATACTTCATTTTGCATTTTTACATTTATCTGGAAATTTTATTAATACATACATTACATTTAAAAACGAGGAGGAGGTGCAATGCCTCACGTGTAGCTGTACCAGTTGTGATCTCTGCAAAGACGATCATGCTACAGGCATGAGTAATGCCAACTGGGTCCCCCAAAGTACTGAGAGAGTGGAGACAACCACGTTTCATGACGAGGAAAAGGGCGATAGTGCAGGTTGGACGATGGGTTCTGATGCTTTGGATCTAGGTGATGCAACACAAGATGCATCACTGCAAGATTTCTTGGCTCGACCTGTTCGAATTCAGGATTATACCTGGAACCTCACTGATAGTGTGGGTAGCTTTGCCTCTTTTAGTCCGTGGACTAACTATCTTAGCGATGTCCGTGTGGCCAAGAAGCTTGCTAACTTCGCATATATGCGAGGTGACCTTCACTTGAAGGTGGTGATCAATGGCTCCCCATTTTATTATGGTAGCCTGCGACTGAATTACCGCCCTTTGCCAACTTTCAAGCCTGATGCCATTGATTTTACATCAACTGCGGCTCAATATCTCATCCCCACTTCACAGCAGCCTGGACTATTCATGAGACCTGGTCGTAATGAGGGAGGTGAATTCACTTGCCCTTTTATTTGGCCAAAGACGTGGTTTTCTTTGAACTTAGACACAGCTGACGACTTGGGACTTGCGTATTTGACGCGTTATACCGTTTTGCGCAGTGCCAATGCTACAGTGGGAACGAGTGTGAATGTTGCAGTTTACGCTTGGCTTGAAAATGTGGAACTATCATCTTCCACACTCTTACCCCAATCTGATGAATATGGTGAAGGACCCGTGAGTCGCCCTGCTTCTGCGGTGGCCAATCTTGCGGCAAATTTTACATCTTATCCAGTGGTGGGTAAATATGCTAGTGCCACGGAGATAGGTGCTCGTGCTGTTGCCAGCATAGCTAAACTCTTTGGTTTCACGAATGTACCCGTCATAGATGATACGAGACCGTTTGCTCCATGTATTGCACCGAATTTGGCTTCAACTGAGTGTGGATACCCAGTGTCTAAACTTACTGTTGATGCTAAAAATGAACTGGCAGTGGTACCATCCGCTACCGGTCTCGGTTCAACAGACGAGCTAGCAATAGCAAGTCTAGTGGGTCGAGAATCATACATTTCGAGCTTTACATGGAATACATCAGATCTCCCAGATGCACTATTGTGGTATGGAGAAGTCTCGCCACGCCAGTATAATGCTACAGGAAATACCAACAATTCTTATGTTGATCAGACACCTATGTGTCTACTTACTAATTTCTTTCAGCAATGGCGGGGTGACATCATCTTCCGATTCAAGGTAGTCGCGTCACCCTATCATAAGGGGCGCATTCAGATTTTCTTTGATCCACAAGGCAACGGTACCACCAATGTGACCAATACTGCCGGAGGCACCAACGTGTTGTTCAATGAGATCTTGGATATTGGAGTGTGCGATGACATTGAGGTTCGTGTGCCCTACCAGCAGGCAGTGGCTTATTTACGGACCCGTGTCAATAACTATTACACATCTCCTACATCATCCTTTAACTCTTTTACGGCAGCTAATATTGGTATCTACAGCAATGGGTATATCACAGTACGTGTTTTGAATGAACTTTCAGCACCAGTGGCAAC